ACCCGTGGTGTCACCACCTAACGCATCCTTACCCACAGCCACGTTTGAATTTCCCGAAGTAAGAGCATCGCCAGAGAGTGACCCTATGAGGGTGTTGTTAAGTCCCGTAGTGACTGCGCCCCCTGCGCTAACACCCACGGCGACATTGTGCGTATCCGCAGCCGTGGCTGGATTTTGGGATTCTAGGGCAAAAGAACCAATAGCTATGGATTTTGAACCCAAAACATTACTAATTAACGTATTAAAACCAACGGCTGTGTTGTTGTCTGCATCAGTTATTGAATCACCAGAATTACCACCTATGAGCGTGTTGCGGATTCCCGTGGTGACTAACTTACCGGCATCAGAACCGACAGCTACGTTGAAACCATCAGTTGCCGTTGTGTGGTTAAGCTCTTGAAGTGCAGATCTACCAATAGCGACGTTTTCACTACTCAACGTGTTGGTGGTCAGCGATCCTACCCCGAGAGCCACGTTATCATTAGCCGCTGTTATAGCATCACCAGCTTGTCCTCCGATGAGCGTATTATTCAGTCCCGTGGTGACTGCCGTACCAGCAGCGTATCCAACTGCCGTATTAAACGAATCAGTAGCCGTAGTAAAATTTTGTGCTTGTAAAGCATACGAGCCTACCGCAACGCTGTGACTACCTAGAGTATCTCCAGATAAAGCTAAGTAACCAAAAGCAGCATTTTCTTGCCCAGTTGTTAAAGCGTCTCCAGCAAGACCACCGACGAGGGTGTTAAATACTGCCGTGGTGACGTTCTGTCCTGCCCCGTAACCTACGCCTACGTTAAGTGTATCAGCGGCAGTAGCAGGGTTTACATTAAGGAGAGAAAAAGTTCCAAGAGCCGTATTTTTACTACCTAAAACATTTTGGCTTAATGAGCCGTGACCAACAGCGGTGTTGAAATCCGCATCTGTAATTGCATCACCTGCGAGACCGCCAATCAAGACATTCTGAATCCCCGTGGTGACTGATAGGCCTGCTCCATATCCTACTGCTGTATTGTAAGAATCAGTAGCAGTAGTAAAGTTTTGATAAGCTAAGGCTGTACCGCCTATAGCCACTGCTTTACTACCTACTGTATCACGCGTTAATGCACTTATACCCAATGCTGTATTTCCAGAGCCTGTTGTAAGTGCATCCCCTGTTGTTCCACCTATGAGAGTGTTTTGGGTTCCCGTGGTGACTTCTTGACCAGCACTAGAGCCTACTGCTGTATTATAAGTATCAGTAGCAGTAGTAAAGTTTTGGTTTACTAACGCTAAATTACCAACAGCCGTTGAATGAGATCCCAAAGTATCGGCACTTAATGTTCCGTAACCCAAAGCAGTATTACGATTTGAGGTAGTTAAAGCATCGCCAGCAAGACCGCCCAACAAGGTGTTATTGGTTCCCGTGGTGACTGCTATGCCAGCCGCATATCCAACCGCAACATTGTAGGAGTCTGTTGCTGTAGTGAAGTTTTGTACATTAAGTGCGCCAAAACCGATTGCAGTTGATCTACTACCTAACGTATCAGTAGAAAGAGTTTGATCGCCAACCGCCGTATTACGGCTAGCAGTAGTAAGTGCATCTCCAGCGGCGTATCCTACAAAAACATTCTGATCACCCGTAGTAAGCGCAGTACCCGCTTCATCGCCCACGACCACGTTGTAGTTGCCACCAGAGGCTATGCTGTTACCTGCGTTGACACCTATACGGGTGTTGGAGGTTCCAGCGGATGCAGTGATTAGATCAGCACCATCTTCAAGCGTTGTGTCGCCTGAGATCGTAACGGTACCGTTAAAGTCCATTGCGGTAGCAGTCAGATCAATCTCATCTGTCGCACCAAGCGACAAGACCGTAGCAGACGAGCCTTGGATAAACTGGCTCGCGTCATTGAACATGATCTTATTCGTAGAGTTCAGCGTTAGGCCAGATCCGTCTGTGTGCGTGAGGGTGGTATCGCCATCGGCACCGAATGTGATAACGGCGCTGTCAGAGGTAAACGTCAGGTCATCGTCAATGAACAGATCAGGGATCGACAGGTCTTGAAAAGCGTCAACCATCGCACCGCCAGAGCCAGCACCATCAGAGTAGATGGCCTTCGTCTGGCCATTCGGGACTGTAATCGTAGCCCCACTGCCTTGCTTAATAATGATCGTTTGTGATCCGCTAGTGGCATTCTCTATGAGCCACAGCTTGGAGACGGTATTCGGGCCTATAGTGATAGTGCAAGCGCTGTCAAGAGTTCCAGTGTATTTAAGAAATATACTCCTGCCAGGATCAGTGCTGCCATCGGCAATAGTAGTAGTATGAGTATCCGCATTAGTCGTAATAGCTTCCGTGCCAAAACTAAATGCCTCTGCAATTAATTCCAGGTTAGTATTTGTACTCGTGCCCCACGTACCTGATTCGTCACCTGTGGCGATCTCTTTTAAGCGTAAATCGTTTACATAAGTTGCCATGTTAAGCTACCTCTTCCCAATCAGGGGTTTGACTATCTGATACTACAGACCAACTAGGTGTTTGACTGTCTGTAATATTACTCCAATTCGGTGTTTGAGAATCATCTACCATTCCCCAAACTGTGACTTGTTTTGTTTCTGCTGTTCCTTCGACTCCTGTCGGGGTGACAAGTGCTGAGCCAGTAACCGTAACCGTTCCGACAGCCCCTGTGCCGCTAACACCTGTTGGGGTAGCAACAATTCCAACCGCGATCGTAACCGAGCCAACGGATCCAGTGCCAGAAACACCAGTAACACTAGCATTCGCATCACTGGATACAGTAACCGTTCCGACAGCACCCGTCCCACTGACGCCAGTAACCGAGACATCGACGCCCGTACCTTCGACGATAGTGACGGAGCCGACCGAACCCGTTCCTGAAACTCCTGTGACAGAAACGTTTGCGGTTCCAGTGGCGGTGACAGAACCAACACTACCTGTGCCGGAAACGCCTGTGACACTGACGTTCGCATCCGCTGAAACCGTGACCGAACCGACTGACCCTGTTGCCGAAACACCTGTAGTAGAGACGTTAGCATCTGCCGAGACTGTGACAGACCCAACTGAACCTGTTCCTGCAACACCTGTAACCGCGACATTAGCATCTGCCGAGACTGTGACAGACCCAACCGCACCTGTGGCCGAAACACCTGTAACTTCGACAGGTATTGGTTCGCCCCATGTGCCTTGGCCCCAAGTGCCTCTACCCCAGCCAGTAACATTCGCCACACGTTAGATCCTATGCGATGCGAATAATCGCGTTAGAAGCATCAGCAGTTGGGAACTGAACAGTAAAATCGCCAGAGCTAGAAGTTTTATCACCACCAAAATCTAAAGCACATACAGCAGGATCACCACTAGCACTGTCATTAAATATCAGACATCCCCGCGCTGTGATTGAACTACTAGAAAAGGTTAGATCAGAAAAATCTGTCAAAGCAGTTGTTCCAGAATTACTGGGGTCTACACGAGTTAGAGCTGCTCCTTTGGCAGTGTACCCAGTACCAGATACTTCGTTGGAAGTAGTGTACGCTGTAGTGCTGGCTCCTAAAGAGGCAGAACTCGTATATAGAGCAAGATTAAATGTACTGCCCCCTGTGTTTTTAAAATTATGAACAGCTTCTAAAATCTCTTTTTTAAAAGTTGTACACATTGCGGTCGTAATAGCCATTACAGTCTCCTTAATATGTCAGCCATATCTTTATGGCCTTGGTTTTCTAATTCAGCAATTAGAGTAGTTCTGTCACTTTTTACTGCTTCAGCTAAATAAAAAGCAACTACATTTTTAACATCTTCTTTAAATGCTTCTGCTTGTTGAGCTATTAAAGGATGACAATTTCCTCCAACACTGACAATCTTGTTAGCAGCCGACTCAGCCCAAAACTCTACAGAGTGTCCTTTATTTTTAGTTGTTGTAACTAATACGTTACCAACTTCCATAGTAGAAGCACCGACCAACATACTATTTATCCTTTAGCAATATCATAACGATATTCGTCTCTTGAACCGTAACCTTGCCCTAGATTCTTTAAACTGTTAATTGCTTGTACGAACCTTTGTTCATATTGAGCAACTTCTTCAGGTACTTTTAAGAAAGTAGCTGCCTCTACTAATGTCCCATACAAAAGAGCGTCAGGGGCATTTAAAGACAACCATGTCGTATCTGTTCCCGAAGTAGTTGTTAATGAAGCTGGGCGATATTTATAATGTAACTCGAAAGAATAATTTTGATCTGGTGTTGGAGCCAACATAAAAGTATTATCATCAAAAAGAGCATAATACTTTGGAGTTCCTGTAGTTGCAGGATTCGGGGTAAAATCTCTAATAAAACTAACATGCTTAAACAACAGATAGCTATAAACGCTACTAGAAATTACAGCCAAGCTATATGGCGCTAAGAAATCAGTTGGTGTACTTAGATATGTATTACTGCTGGCTGCAGAACCTGTTACATTTTTTCTAAAAACAGGAAGCTCAACGTTCTTAAGAATTCTTTCTTCAGACTCTTTTATAAACGTGTCTAAGTCTGCAACGAAAGTTGTTTCCGCAGTTTCGCAATAATCTTGAACAGTAGATTTTAAAGTAGCTAATGTAAAACTCATGATGTCGTTACCGTAACAGTGCCTATTTCACCTGTACCAGATACTCCGTCAAATTTAGTTCCAATCGGATCTACAACAGATAGAGGTTGTCCTCCGACATTAACTCCGCTATCCGTAGTATTACTAGGCCCAGTCGTTCTAACTACCCCAAGCTGAGATTGTGGCAGAGATACTTCTGGTCGAGCTTGTCTTAAGGCTTCTGGGTCAGTCGCTTGTCTGGGGGGTTCTAATTGAGGGTGCTTAGGTTCAAAACACTCTGAGCAAACTTTAAACCCTGTCCACTCCATACGCAGATCTAAATACCTAGCTCTAAATCCACAACGGTCACAAACACCGTAAGAATGTTTACCTAGAGCAAAAGCCATTAGACATACGTCCGTCTAGGCACTAACTGAAAAGCGTCGCTAGTGTCGTACCGTATCGCATTAACTAAGTTTTGTTCATATAAAGGTTGTAACAACCCTGCTTTGTCAGGATTCTTTTTCAACGCTAAATTAAAAGCTAATCCTGTTACTAAACAAGGTAGAAACCTACTAGGAAGATCTACATCGTCTACAGACCCAGAAATATCTTGAATGCGTTTCCATCTATACGAGACAAATTTATCTGTAGAATTTTCAGGAGCTGGCCAAACGAACAACTTCGGAGTAACCGTTCTCTCTAAATAATATTGAGTGGGTCTTGCTTGAGTATTTTTATTAGGTATATCTAAATACTCTCCTCTTTCAATACGATCTACTTGAAAGTCTGTCTGCGTACTATTGACTGTTCGTCTAATAACCGCATCTAAAATATCAATATCATATTGATTAAGAGAATAGGAAGTAGTCCCTTGAACTAAATCAAGGGATACTTGCTCTACTTCCCAAAGTTGAACACCACGATTTGACCAATCGGCGAACATGATATTCATCGACCGACGAGCGGTTACACCGTCGTATCCTGTACGATACTCTAACCCAGCAAGTTCGTAGGCTTCTTCAATCGCATCTGCTGCGGTTAAAGTAAAAGTTCGTGTTCCTGATGTAGCCATTAGCCATACTTCTTGATGAGTTCTAAGACAATTACATAACTATCATTAGAAGAAGCACCTATTGTAGTCAGTAATATGTCACCAGTTTTACCACTGCCAGCGGTATTTTTAAGACCACCGAAATCGCTAAAATCCATGTGACCGTTACTGTCTTGCGCTAATCCTAACGCTATTGTATTTGCGGTTGCATCAAACAAAAGCTGTACTTGCGTAAAGCCAATAATAGAATGGCTTACCTTTTCGATAAGCACACTACTACAAGCAGTCCCATCTTCTCGAGCAGTTAATCCACTAACATCTATTTTGTTAACAGCATCTTCACCAGTGCCGTCACTTAAATTCGTTAATTGTATTACTGCTTTATACGCACCATCAGAAATAGTTGTTGAAGTTACTGCATCAGCCATAACTGTCTCCTATTACGCGATCTGAACGTACTCAATAATGAACGTAAAAGAACCTGCGGTAGTCGCATCAACAGTGTTAGTGATGTTGCAGTAAATTGTTCTTTCAGCATCTGTGTATTGAACAGATGCAGGAGCAGTGGTGCCGCTTTGAGTCTGAACAACTAAAGTAGTCAAAGTTACATTGTGTTCAACAACAGTTGTACCACCATCAAGAATCTCATCAGTTACCGCCGCTACAATTTGTGCGCCAGAGCTAGAGGTTCCAACCTCATAACCAATATCACCTGTTCCAATAACAGGAGAAGTATCACAAAAGATTTTAATGTCCGTGATGATGGTATTTGCAGGTTGTGTAAACTCACCAATAGCGGGGCTGTCGCCAGCTGTAGTGTTAACCGTTACGCCTGTAGCGAAACCCACGTGCTTGACGTACTTATTAGTAACAATTCCTGTAGAGGCAATCGTTGCAACGTCTGTAATAGCGCCTGTAGTAGCGTTTTCAGAAATTACTTTAAAACCGTTTTTTGAGCGGACTGCACCGTCAAATGTCGTATTAGCCATGTGTATCTCCTGTCTTGGCTAGTGTCAGGTACGGGATGCACCTGTCAGGGATAGAAGCTTTATACAGGAGAAAAAGAAAAGGGGCAACTAGTGCCCCTTTGTCTTGCGATATTACGCAGCCCCAGGAGAGCCGAAAATACCACGCCAGTCACTAAAGCCAAAACTATAGCGTTCTCTGGCTTTATAACGAACATTACCAGTTTCGAAGTCACCTTCCATGCTGGTCGCAACAGGTGAGCGCACAAAGTGCTTCAACCCGTTAGGTACGTCCGTAGTCAGGAAGAACGCATCAGTATCTGTTAGATAATGATTGACGGTGTAACCTTCAGGAACCATACCCATGTTGCGTAGTGCGTTAATATCGTTATCAGCCGTACCGACTCGTCCTGGGGTTTCCAGAAGACGATCTGCAACGAATTGCAAAGCGGTAGGGATGATTAGCTTACGGGCTTGAGCGTTGATCTTAAGACCCCGCTCATCTTCGAAAGCTGCGATATCGATCAGAGACTGCTCTAATGAAGTCTCGTTGAGGTCAGACGCAGTCGATAGTTCGTTGCGTTGAGTCTCATTCCCTACAGTCGGGTGATCAGTTGCACACAGTTCTTTGCCATCACCGCCAACAAAAGAAGAACTAAACGCATTGTTCAATACGTTAGCACCTTTAATGTTTTTAGTGGTCATCATAGAACGAGCTAGTGCTCGCGTATAACGAGAAGACAAGGTGTCATACAAATTATCTTCGATAGCTTCTTCAGTTAATGAGAAAGCTAGAGCGATAGTTTCATGTGAATACCGTGCAGTAAAAGATTCTTGCGCGGTGTCATAAGTAACACCAGAACCTTCAAACTT